CATACTCACTGGCGAACGCAGCCCGATAGGCCAGCATATCGCCATCAACTACTAGTAGTGTGTCTTCCATTAGTGTGTCTCCTTCCAGTTAGCTCCCACATTGTATTCCCCATCAAGAGGGCAGCGGACTCCTAGCGTTTCTCCAGCCTTCTTAATGCTGTCCACAAACAACTGACCAAGCTCATCAGCACGGTCAGGGTCACAGGAGAACTGAACCTCGTCATGGACATTGCAGTGCATCTCATAGCCGTCAGCTACCTTAACAAACTCGTTGAGAGCTTGCTTCATAATGACCGCAGCTGCTGACTGACACAGTAGGTTAAGAGCTGAGAACGCTTTGCGAGCTGGGAGTATGCGCCCGTCCAGCCCAGTCAGCGTTCCGCTGTTGGTTACCTTGCGCTCCACGGTCTCCATCAAAGTCCTGACAGCAGGTATCTTACGGAGGAACTGCTCCTTCAGAGCCTTCCCCTCGCGCTCGCCTCCATCGACAATCTCCCCAAGTGCCTTATTACCAGCACCATACAACCACATGTAGATGAATTTTTTACTTTCGTCACGTGTGCTCAGCCCCGCTGCTTCTTGGTTGGCGGTGTGGATGTCTCCGTCAACAATGGTTTTAGCGTAGCTACCTTTGTCCCACTGGGCTAAGTAGTGCGCCAAGACTCGCAGCTCGATTCCAGAAGCATCAGCTCCCACAAGAACCTTTCCGTCAGGTGCCTTGAATAACTCACGGCACTCGCCGCCATAAGGGGCGCGGGTGGCGGGTATCTGGGCTAGGTTTGGTTTCGAGTGCGAGCATCTCCCAGAGTAAGTGCCGTGGGTATTGACGTTACCGTGGATGCGCCCGTCTTTAACCATGCCCATCCAAGCATTCTTACCCTCAGCCAGAGCGCCAAGTCTCTTCTGGACGAGGAGGTATTCCAAGAGCTTGTCAGAAGCTGGAGTCCCTATCTCCTTCAGGACGACCTCGTTAATCTCAGGGCGCTTACCCTCATACGCCTTAGGTTTCCAACCGGATGCCATTAGTCGCTCCGCAATCTGGTCTCTACTTCCGGGGTTGAAGGGAATCGACTTGGTCTTGAATCCTTCCTTGTAAACGTCAGCTGCTTTGTTCCCTGCTTCAACCGCGCTCTTCTTTGTCTTCCAAGTAGAGCCGTCCGGGGTCTTCCAGATGGGAGTCTTGGTTTCAATAACGGTAGGCTCAAACAGCTCCTGTAGTTCCTCCTCCAGTTCTACCCTACGCTTCATTAGAGTAGCGGCAAGGTCTCTAGCCTTGTCCTCGTCAAAGGGAAACCCATTGCGAACCTGCTCCTGAATAGCCAACGCAAACTCATGCTCAATGAGGAGCATCTTCTTGCTGGGATTCTTCTCCATTAAGTGGTCATACAGAGCGCGGGTGACCCGAACGTCTTGCTCGCAGTAGTCCTGCATCTCCTGACTCCACTCTGCCCAGTCTTCGGTAGCCCCGTGGTCGTCCTTATGAATACCAAGACGGACTCCCCAAGCTTTAAGACTATGACTTCCTGCTAAGGCGCGAGGGAAGTCGTCGTCTTTGAAGTCATCATTCTTCCTGTCAGGGTAGATACAAGCTGCCATCACTTTGGTGTCGATGACAAACGGAGGTTTAACAGACAAAGTATTATCCCTGTCCATCTTCAGGAGGGCTGGCCAGTCAAACCCAATAGCGTTATGCCCTATGATTTGGTGAGCAGCTCCTATGATTTCAAAGGCTCTTTGTAGAGCGCCTTCAGTCTGACTGTTGTATGAATAGAGCTTCCCGGTATCGACATCCTGTAAACAGATGCAGTGTATTGTGTGTAAGTCAGTCAACCGTTCCCAATCCGTAATGGCGTTGGTCTCGATATCGACTATTAGTTTCTTCATTTTCGTTGTGTGTTGATGAGGTCTGTTATCCGAATAAGGACACCTACCGATGTGTTGTTATCGCCGCCCCTTCTCTCTTTGTCCGTACCTTTAAGGGGCTCGACAATTTCTTTGAGGCGCTCGGCGGCAAGGAGTATGAAAGTTTCTTCAACGACAAAGCACCAGTAGTCTGCCTCCGAAGTAGCGAGCCCTGAAGGTTTGCCTCTGGATTCATACTCAACAAATACATTCCCAGTAAGCTTGGCTTTCCTGTCTCGTTTAACTTCAACTTTTTTTCCTTCAAATATCTTCGCAAGAGCTTGCTCAGCCACTTGTCCGACTTTGAGGTCATAGCGGAAGTCGCTATTATATTCCATTTAGAAAGAGGGGGTTTCTTCATCATCGCTGCTTTCTTGTGTTTGTGTAATCTCCGCTTCTACCAGTCTGCCTGTCGTTTGGCTATAACGAAGTGTGGTTGCTAGGCCCGTGTCTCCACTGAACCTGTTCTTCAAGACGCGCACGTTTGTTAGATGACGCGACTCTGGGTCTTGCTGGTCACGCTCTAGCCCAACAACGCAGTCGGACAACTGAGCTATAGCCGCGCTACCTCTTAGCTGAGCTAGTGTGGTCTCTGCTCCGTTCTCATGGCCTCGCCCGTCAGGACGCTTGAGGTGACTAACCAATACCAACCCAAGCTTACACTCCTCAACTAGTCCACGTAGCTTGGTCATCGTGTTGTCGATGAGCCGCCTTTCGTCTCCACTGTCTATACCACTGACAACAATGGAAAGGTGGTCTAGGACAATATACTCAACGCCCAGAGCTTTAGCCATGTAGCGTATGTGGTTCAGTAGGTTCTCTGATTCAAGGGAACCCCAGTGGTCGTAGAAGAACATACGTCCGTTACCCACAGTCTCCTTAAAGGCTGTCTTGTAATCTTCATCCACCTTGATGGGCTCAAGGTGAAGGAGCTTGTTCATCTCCAGTCCTATGATGGAGTTGGCTGTTCGCTCAATGGATTCCTCTAAGGCGATGTAGCCAATCTTGCGGTAGGTATTCCTGATTAGATGGTGAGCAATCTCCTTGGTAACAGCGCTCTTACCAATACCTGACCCAGCGCACACGGTGACAATCTCTCCAAGACGCAGCCCGTGCGTCTTCTCGTTAAGCCCTACCCAAGGGTAAGGAACGCTATCGTTCACCTTGGTGGTGGTCAGGCGGTCGAACAGGTCGGAGCCCTCCATGATGGTGTCAGGTCTCCATACCTTGGCTTGCCAGTAAGCGTCTACTAGCTCTCGACTACGGCCCTCCATGAGCATCTCATTGGGGTCCTTCATGGTTAGGTGTGCAATCTTACACTTACCAGCAGGTAGGATATGACTACACTCCTCCGCTGCTTTGTTACCTGAGTCGTCGTTGTCAAACATGAGGACAATCTCCTCAAACTTATCCAACCACTTGAGCTGCTTTTTGAATACGCTCTTAGCTGATTGCGCTCCGCTAGGTAAACTAACCACGGGCCACTTACCTTCCCCAACTACTTGAGCTACTGTGAGGCAATCAATCTCACCTTCAGTAACCGTCAGACGTTTACCTCCGTTGGGCCATAGGTGCTGACCCCAGAAGTAAGTGGGACTACCTATAGCGGTGAAGTCCTTACCTTCAAAGCGGACCTTCTGGGCTACAATACTACGCTCCGGGTTTCGGTAGGTAGCGATGTGGCAGTCTTTCCCTAAGTGGGAACCGATGCGGTAGTCATACCGCTGACATACTTCCTTGTGTATGCCTCTTGTAGGGATGGACATGAAGTCCCCCTGTAGGAATTGGGGAACCGTCCCCGCTGTTGTACTCATTTCTTGTGTGTGTGTTTGTTCGCCAGAAGGAGGCGTGAACAGTCCGCAGACAAAGCACTTGGTGCTCCCGTCTTCGTTGATGGCTAATCCATCGCTGCTCCCGCATTCCTCGCATGGCTGGTGTGTGTTTACGAAACCCATGTCAGTGGTATGACCTTCTCGCACCACTCAAATCCATTCTTGTCGCACCAGTCAGCGTAGGTTGTCTTGCTGCTCTTGTTGAGTCGGTTCTTCGCGTTCTGGAAACAGAATCGAATGTCCAACTCAGGGTGCGCTTCGCGAACTCGTAGATGCTTTGTCCGGTCTGCTGATGTGAAGTAGCCTTTAGCTTCTACGATGACTCCATTGGGTAGAATGAAGTCAGGCTTGTAGGTTCTAAAGACCGTGTAGGTCAGCTTCTCGGTCTCGTAGGAGAAGGCAACGCCCATCTTATCTAAATGACTCGCTACCTTCTCCTCGAAACGCGAACGAAAGCCCGACTTAGAACGGCGAGACTTTTTCTTCTTCGTCATTCAGGACATCTGAGAAGGCTTCTCCACTTGTGGTGTAACCTTCTGCTTCTGCTGAGAAGCTGGAGGCACCGCTACCTGAAGAGTATTCAACAAGCTCAAGAACCTGAGCCTCTCTCAAGCGCAAGGTATAACCGAACCCTTGAGAGGAAACGAACCAAGGATTAAAAGTCATACTCATCCTAATCTTTGAACCGGAGCCAATCTTAGGCTGGTCAAGGATGGGCTTAACCTGACTGTCGAACAGAGGGATGTTGAACTCCAACGTCTCTCCGTTACGAGTGATGACCTTCGCTTTTTGTTTGGCGAAGATTTCATAGTCACCATCGTCAGTGATTCTGACCGGGTTGGATTGTGCTTTACGAACTTCCTTACCTTGCTTCTCGCACTCTGCTTTGTAGGCGGCTTCAACAAGAGGGTCTACCTTAGCCTTGAACTCCTCAAACTCCTCCTTCGTAACGTGGAGCTTACAGCTGTAAACTCCCGCTTCATCGAAGGCGGTGTCAGGGTGAACGAGTTTCGGGTATACGGCGGTCCCAATAGGGCTTACTAGTTTAATGGCGTTCTTGCTCATTATGTGTTGTTATTTGTGTTTGTTCTAACTGAAGAGATACCGACTATGCTTGACTGTTGTTGGGTCAAAGGTTCCATACTCAGGTAACTCTGGGAACTCCAACTCGGGGTTGGAGTGCCGCAAGGAATTGTCCAGTTCCCCAAGCAAGTCAACAGAAAAAATGTCGGAAGCTGATTTTCTTATCGCGTCCGCTAGGTCCTGAGACTTGTTTGAATGGGTACCAAACGAATCATGTATACAACAAAAATCCCAAATACCACGGGCGTTGGCGTCTATTACTGTCCTTGTAAGAATGCTAGCGTCGATGCTATGGACGAAGTTAGGGGAGATACCTTGCTTGGCTCTTGCTAAACTCAGCTCGTCAGTGCTGTCCCTGAAGTTAACCCACGTAGCTTCTCCAGCAATCTGAGTAGATACAGACTTACTTATTTGTTTGGTGTAGTGCTGAAGGACAGGGAATCCCGTAGGCGTAACCCATTCAACATCCTTACCTGCGCGGGTGAGAACCTTGGCTACTTCTTGAAGGTATTTCATGCACTTGGTTGGTCGGTCAAATACCTCATGGATTGCTTCCCATACATACTTAGCTAAGTAGCCTGTTACCTTGTAGCGCTCTTGCTCACTAAAGGGATTCTCCTCTTGGTTTTTTCTCAGCCTATCTTGATACCACTCGTCTACATAAGCGCGGCATGAATAAAAAGTCCCTCCGTAAGGGTAGACCATCGTCGGTCTTTTGGTAGCTTTTCTGTCTACACCAAACTCAATCCATTTTCTAGCTACTAGGTTTCCAGTAGCAGCGTCCTTGTTTAACTTGTCTACTACGTGGGACGCAATCACAGCGTAGATGTCCTGAGGAAAAGGAGTAGGAGCAGCGTTAGTAGCGTAAGCAGTCTCTTCGCAATGAGTCAAACAGGACAACAACTGAAGACCATTGTTAGTTGCGTCTTGGGCGCAAGGTAACTTGGTTTTGACTACTCCATTTCGCATAAACTCAGCCCACTCAAAACACCAAGCTAAATGCTGCCAAGGTTTGTCAGCGTCCTTCCAGCTTAACACTCCTTGTGGGTCGTCCGCTATTTGTTGCGCTTCTTCTGCGTAGCTGTAGGCCCACTCCACGCGCTCTTCTAGGGTGACTTTATCAAACCCGTATGTGTTGGCTCCGTGGATAGCTAGCCACTCAGCATCCTCTTTTTTCTTTACTCGTTCTTCTCTGTAGAACTGGAGCAACCCCCTTGACGGGTCAGCGTTTTGGACGTTCAGGAATGCAGGTATATTGTATACACGACCACGCCAATCGACGTTAGAAGGAAAGAAGAACCTATTACCTTCAAACTTGTTAGCTAGGTGCAGCACCTTAGCGGTAAGTAATCTTCTAGATTTGGTCGATAGGTTGAGGTCGTATATTTTAGCCGCAGCTCTTCTCCAATTTGTGTTGGCTTCCTTGTTTGTCTTAAAGTCTTTTGGGACAGGAGGAAACTCTTCGTCTTTTCTATTCGGGATGTCTCCTATGGTTACGTTATTATCCCACGCCCATTCCATAACGCGTTTTACCTTTGCGTTAATTTCCCAAGGCGTCTGTTGGATAATGTTGACCGCTTCCATTGGTTCTTTGAGGGTCCCGATGGAGCGGAGGTAATCCATATTAGTGCTCTTGATAAAAGATAACGAAGGAAGTCTTTCGTCGTCCGGGTAACCGCCTGTCCATACGTTTGTCCAAGGCTCAGGCGTTTCGACAGTAGGTAACCAAAACGGTTCCACCAATTCTCTTTTCTCGTTATAATTTTCAATCCACTCAAGGAGTTCTTTAGTGGGAGCTACGAATCTTGTAGGCTTTCTCCCTGCTCGTTCTAAAATATAGACGTATTCAATTAAACCTGTGCAGTAGCGGAAAAGTTCTATGGCGTTTAGCCCCATGTTTAGCTTATCTCTTACTCCCCACCGTTTAAATTCAGGCATCAAACCCTTAGATACTTCGTGCTTCATAGAAGAACGAACGTGCCTGACTTTTGCTTTTAACCCCTTTCTTCTCCTAGCACCCAAAAGAATCCCTTGGCCTTTTGCCTCATTATTTTTTAGCAAAAACCTACAGCGTAATTCGTCTTCAATCCGGGCTCCTAAGAAAATACTAACCTGAGCTAGAGACCTTCTTTTGGTTATGCTGTCTATAATTGATTTTACCGCTATAAAAGAAATAATCTTAGAGCTTAGCTCTTGGATTTCTGTTTGATACCGCGCAGGGGTTTTGTATCCGACTACTTTGTTTTTCCACTCTTCTATTTTTTCAGCGTAACCGGGTAGAACGCTCCGCATTAAAGCTTGCCCGTATCTTGTTTCTATTTCAGCTTCGCGGCCTTTTGCGCTTTCGACCTTAGAACGATATCGCCCAACTCCTAAAGTCAGCATATCTTCGTTTAGTGTGCTTTGTGTCAAGTTACCCACAATGACTTTTCATATGTCGTTTATATCGACACGTCAACCGTATGTGTCTAAAACAACGGGCGCAATCGACCTAATGGCGGGCGCAATCGAACATGATAGTGGGTAGGTGAGGAGGAGGGATGGTGTGCGTTTTAGGTTTAGTTCCTGGGTTTAGTACGCAAAAAAAGAGGCTCTAACTTGGGTAAGCTAGAGCCTCTTGTGTTTAGCGTCCGTATAGAAGGTACGCTTTAGCTATGGTTGCTATGATTAGTGCGAATATAAGCCATCTTAAGTTCACCAAAAGGTGATAGTATACTTCTTTAATCGGTACTCATTTAGTGTTGGGTGTAATTAACGCTGTTTACTGATGCGCTCCAACAAGCCCTGCATGATTGACATGAATTGCCTTGTTTAGAGGCAGGACAATTAAACAACGCACCCACAAACCCCACTGTGCTAGTTTTTATTTTTGTGTCTCTTATATAGCGGGGGTTTATAGGCTGTTGTCCAACCATGTTAGCGGATAGTCTTATTTGAAGATTATCTGCTGGTTTTGAGCCATTACCTAGCCATTCGGAAATGAATCCCGTTTCTCTAGTTGGTAGCCAGAAGCGTATAGCAGGTAATGATAGAGCGATTCTGTTGAGCGTATCTAGGTGCTCAACGCTTAGAATATCTCCGCTGTCGTGCCAACGGAAGTATCCACTTCGCTCCTTTCTGCTTATAAGTTCTGTTATTAGCTCTTCCCAGAGGGGGTCATTTAATACAGCATTTAGCCGTTTATTTAACCCTTGTTGTACGTTCGGAAAAACGTATCTGTTTTTAAGCGCGTAACAGTCTTCGCAAACGGAGCCCTTTATCTGACGCAGTAAAGAGCCTCGCTCACAAGCTGTAGCTGGAATGCTATAGCCGTGGCAAGGCATCTTACTAGGCTTAGATAGAGAGCCGATACGGTCCTCTATAGCCTTGAGCGTCACGAAACTTGTTCTGTTTGCTCTTCTTCTTTTTCCTCTTCAATGGGGAGGAACTCATGGGCGACTACGCATCTGCTCGGGTCAAGAGGAAGGTGCTCTTGATTGATATCCGAAAGAATACCGTTAAGATGGGTGAGCGCGTCAGACATCACAGCGGCAATAGCTGTGAGTTTCTCATTGAGAAGTGATAGTGGCTCAATGAAATCCCTTTCGTTGGCTCCTGCGTCAAGACCTTCATCCAGCATATCGAGAACGCCGGAGATGTATGTTTGGGCGTCGTCTGCGTAGGTGGACGCTTCTTCAGCGTTTGATTGTGCATCAGCGGCGTAGCTAGATGCTTCTTCTGCCGCGCAATTTGCTCCATCTGCTGCTGATTGTGAGTCAGAGAGGTAATTGCTTGCGCGATTGAGTTCTTCTCGTATTTCTTCGATGGTGTGTCCCATTGTTATGTTTGTGTTGTTGATGTGTGGTTGAGCTAACTAACTCATACCACAAAATTTAATCCCAAGTAGCGTGAAGCTCTTTGACCATTCTCTCTCCTTCTTTGGTGAGACCAGAGACAGGGTCGAAGTGAACTTTGTTGTCGTGGAAAACTTGAAGGTCATTCCAAAAGCGCGTAGGGTGCCCTTTGTAGGGGTCCATGAGGATAGCTTCTATGTTGGTATTTTC